CCTAAAGCACTTACTTCATTAGTACGAAATTCCGTTAACTTAATTGCAGGTAATCCAGTAGGAATTGTTGCTTGTAATCATACATATGCTTCACAGGATATGTTTGACCCCGATGATAAAATTAGCGGAGGACAAGGATTTATATATGCTTCGTCAATAGTAGTTGCAATGCGAAAACTAAAACTTAAAGAAGACGAAGCAGGCAACAAAATAACAGATATACGTGGAATACGGTCGGCGTGCAAAGTAATGAAAACACGTTTTGCAAAACCGTTTGAAAGTGTACAAATTAAAATACCATACGACACCGGAATGAATCCGTATAGTGGTTGTTTGGATTTGTTTGAAAAAGCAGGTGCTGTTGTTAAAGATGGCAATAAATTATCGTACAGTAAACAGGGCAAGGAGCCTATTAAAGAATTTCGTAAAAATTGGACAGATGAAAAATTAGAAATTATTATGAAAGATTTTTCATCCTGGACAGATAAAAGTGAACCAGAAGAACTAAATAACTCAGTTTCAACATTAACGGAGGATACTAATGAAAATGACTGAAGAGGAAATTCATCTGATACATGAAATATGGGAAGTTGTATCATCATATATTTCCGCTAAAGAAGCAGAACTTGTTTGTGAAGAACTTTTTGAAAAATTTGAAACTGCTGGTTTTGTAATTGAGGATAATATAAAAGAATTAAAAGGAGCAGATAAAATAATAGATAATGTTATAGATAACATGTATTATATCGAAGAAGAAGAAGAGGTAGAAGAACCCGAAGTATACGATTCTTAATATGAGTTCATGGTACAATAAAATAAAAAATAATATATCTGAATTAATAAATTGTATTATTTTCTTTGAGTCAGAACTTGATGGAGCAAGACTTGAATGTGGTATGAAAGGTAATCTGGAAAAATTATCTAGAGAAATGCCAGGTATTGTAGAATATAGATTTAATCAACTACAAGAAATTGAAGCCATTTTAGAACATCTTAATATTGAGTTAAGAAAACTTCGTTCAGCAGTATTTCGTAAATTTATCGAACATTACAATAAAGCATTAAGTTCGCGAGATGCTGAAAAATATATAGATGGCGAAGACGAAGTAGTTGATTTTAATCATTTAATAAACGAATTTGCATTGTTAAGAAATAAATTTCATGGGCTTGTTAAGGCTCTTGATGCAAAACAATTTCAAATTAATAATATAGTTAAACTGCGAGTAGCAGGATTAGAAGATGTAGGATTATGAATGTCAAGCACCGCTGATTGGTGGTATAATGAACGATTACCTGAACTGCAAGAAGAAGAACGCAAACAAAAAAATGCAAAAACGTTACTTGAAGGTGTAGAAGAGTTCAAACGTAAAGCAAAACAGGTATTGTTAGAAAAAACCAACAAAAAAAGTAAAAAAAGTTAAAAAAGTTGCTGAAAAAGGTTGACTTTCTTGTGGCTAGAGCGTATAATATATACATACTAAAGAAAAGAGTTAATTTTAACACTAACCGAGAAAGCAATATGCAAGTCCAAGCTAAAATACACAACGGAGAATACGGCGGTAAGTCAGTTAATGATTTAATTTTTCCGTTAGTAAAAGGATTTAATGTTGGTAAGAATGGTGGATTTATTACAGTAGACGGAGCTCATGTTCCGGGCTTTCCAGATCGAGAAATCCGCATTAAACTTGTTAGTAAAAATGATTATCAAATTGTTAACTCATTCCAAGGTCAAGTACAAGAAAATTCAAAAGAAGAAACAGTTGAAGTTCCGGTGGAAGCAGTTAAACAAGAAAAAACCGACGAAGAGAGGCTAGAGGAAATCCGCGAACGATTTGAGATTTTAGATGAAATGACACAAGGTTCCATTAATGGTGTTGTACGTGGAATGATAGTAACAGGACCTCCCGGAATTGGTAAAAGTTTTGGTGTTGAACAAGTTATTGAAAAGAACAGCCTGTTTGATAAACTTGCTGATAAGCCAGTACGTTACGGAACTGAAAAAGGTGCCGCAAGTGCAATTGGCTTATACCAGTTACTTTACAGGTATGCTGATCCAGGTAGCGTTTTAGTACTTGATGACTGTGATAGCATCCTTTGGGATGAAGTTAGTTTGAACTTGTTGAAAGCGGCACTTGATTCAAGTGCAAAACGGATGATTAGTTGGAACACTGAGAGTTCAGCATTACGCAGAGAAGGTGTGCCAGAGAAATTTGAATTTTGTGGATCGGTTATTTTTATTACAAATTTAAAGTTCGATAATGTTAAGAAAGGTAAACTTAGAGATCACTTAGAAGCAATCCTTTCAAGATGCCATTACTTGGACTTAACACTTGATACAATGCGTGATAAGTTGCTTCGTGTAAAACAGATTGTTAAAGACGGTATGCTTGACAAGTATAACTTTAGCAAGGATGAAGTTGCAGGGCTTGTTGTGTACATGGAAGAGAATAAAGATAAATTGCGTGAGGTGAGTTTGAGGATGGTAAACAAAATTGCAGACCTTAAGAAGATGGCTCCAGAACGCTGGGAACGATTAGCAGAATCAACTTGCATGAAACGCAAGTAATTAATAACACTTTAACAAAGAAGGAGTTCTTTGAACTCCTTTTTTTATGATCTAATGCCTGACTGTACAATAGAAATTAAAGATGAAGTAAATGTTAAAATACATGATCTTGATTTACCAACAAGGCGACAATTAGAAAAAAAGTTTAAATATTTTTTACCACATGCATTCCACGTACCTGCATATAAATTAGGACGATGGGATGGATGTGTCTCCTTTTTTAGTATAGGAGGTGTTACTTACTTAAATTTCTTAGACGAAATTATACCTATATTAAATGAACATTATATCGTTAACGTCAAAGACAAACGTAAGAAACAAATATTCGATTTTATAGAAGTCACAGATACAATCCATAAAAAGTTAGTTTGGCCAAAAGGACATACACACGAAGGACAAGATATTATACTTAGGGATTATCAAGTAGACGTTATAAATCAGTTTTTATCAGAACCACAAAGCCTGCAGGAGATTGCTACAGGGGCTGGCAAAACGTTAATTACGGCTACTTTAAGTTACTCTGTTGAGCCATATGGGCGTACTATAGTCATAGTACCCAACAAAGATCTTGTTACGCAAACAGAAGATGATTATAAGAACTTGGGGCTCGATGCCGGGGTATATTTTGGGGATAGAAAGGAATTTGGTAAGACTCACACAATATGCACCTGGCAGAGTCTTAATTCAATGGATAAACGATATAAGGATGGCGAAATTGATATAGGACTTAAAACATTTGCTAAAGACGTGATATGTGTTATAGTTGATGAAGTACATATGGCTAAAGCAGATGTACTTCGTAAATTGCTTACAGGACCTTTTGCATCTATACCTATTCGTTGGGGACTTACTGGCACTATACCAAAAGAAAAATGGCAGTTTGCTAGTTTAAAAGCATCATTGGGTAATGTAATAAACAGATTGACTGCCGCAGATTTGCAAAAACAAGAAGTTTTAGCTAATTGCGAAATAAATATTATGCAAACGCAAGAAATAGTTGCATATTTAAACTACCAATCAGAACTTACTTACTTAACAACTAATGAAAATAGAATAGATTATCTTGCAGGATTATTTAAAGATATTGCAAAAGATGGCAACACACTTATTTTAGTTGATCGAATCAAAGCAGGAAAAATGATTCAAGAAAGACTGGGAGATGAAAGCGTATTCATATCCGGATCTGTTAAATCGGCCGATAGGCGAAAACAATACAGTGAAGTTCAAGACTCTGACAACAAAATTATTGTTGCTACTTACGGTGTTGCAAGTATTGGCATTAATATTCCGAGGATATTTAATTTAGTTCTCCTCGAACCAGGAAAAAGTTTTATTAGAGTTATTCAATCAATCGGCAGGGGTATTCGAAAGGCCCAAGATAAAGACTTTGTTAAGGTCTGGGATATAACTTCCTCTGCTAAATTTAGTAAACGGCACTTAACCAAGCGTAAAAAGTTTTACGCAGAAGCAAAGTATCCATATTCAGTGCAAAAAATTACAATATGAAAATTCTTACATTAGATGATACAAGTTATGATTTAGACACTATACCAGATGAAATAGACGACATTAGATATTGTGTTGTTGATTATTCTGATCCTGAAAATGTAGATTACATTTATGTACCTTTAGTATTTTTAGAATCGTTCAATGCTCCGGCTGCGGTTCTTGAAATAGGGGGGCACACTATTCAAATGCCTTTAGATTGGAGTATTGTTATAGGTGAAAAAGAAATAGGCGATTTAGAAGTTTTACCTATAATGAACTTTAATGACAGAGATTTTAACGCATTTGTATATAATCCTACAAAGAGTATAATGGCAGAATTTTATTCTATAAAAATAGTCAATATCTATTCTGAAATGAAATGGTATTTTCCTAAATTAAAATATGGTCATATATTATCTGTACCATTAACAGATACTAAAAATCCTAATTGTATTTTTATTGTTAAAGAAATAAACAAAATACCTGAGGTATTA